TGCCAATTTAAACCTGAACTAGTCATTTTTGCTTTTGTGATCAATCTTTTTATTTCGCCATTTGCGAAAGCCAATAATATTTCTTCTTTTTTCTCAATCGATTGACTACCTATAATTTCAATCGCTTCACTATCATTAGACTTCAATAAACTACTTTCATTATTTGTATTGCACCAGTAAACCGATGTTTTATCTTTTGCTAATTCAATAGCCTTTTCGCATCTCTTTTCTTCGGTGTGATTTTGCTCATGCCTTACTTCTGTCATAGTTCTAGCGATAGGCGTAAATAATTGTACCTGACCATATGCATCGACCATAGACATATTATTTACTGTGATTCTATTTATAATTAATTTTGGCAATTTGTAAAGATCATTAGAAAATCCTAAATCACTAGGCATCTTTGCCATTATTGACCATTGATTAACCCATGAAAAGAAATCCTTTTCAGCATGAGGCTTTAAATAAAACTTTTCTCCTATGTTATGATTCCCTCCTGTATCATTTTGATTATTTTTAAAAAACTTTCCTAACATGTCCATATAGCCCATATAACCTAATGCTTCGCTGCTATTGCCTAGTTCTATAAAGTCGTTTGGGCTAGGTGTAGCAGTCGATAAAAATCTATATGGTATTTTTTTAAGAAATTTAATTACATCTGATTTTATTTTACCGTGAAAATTCTTTAATAACCCACTTTCATCACAAATTACCCCTTCAAAATCTTTACTATCTAAGTAATGCAATCTTTCATAATTACATAGTACTATTTTCTTAGAATGCTTACCATCTTTTGTGTACTCAATGTCATTAATGCCTAACTTTTCAGCTTCTAATATAAATTGAAATGCAACTGCCAAAGGGGTTAATATTAATACTTTCTTATTAGTATGATTAACTATGTTTTTTGCTAATGATAGCGTTACTAATGTCTTACCTAATCCAGTATCTAAGAAAATAGCGCACCTTCCTTTTAATAAAGCTTTTTTAATAACATGTTTTTGAAAATCAAAAGCTATTTCAGGAATATAATTTGCATCAAAACCAAAATTACCTATCGAGTGTTTTTTATTTTGAATAAATTTTTCGTAATCTGTCATTTTAATTGTTTGTTAAAAGTTTAAACTAATACTGATTCTCTCTCACTTGGATACATCACTGACAATATCCCTGAAAACAAATCTTTGTTTCTATCAGACTCTAAATCTCTTTTTAAGATATAAGCTCTTACAGCATATTGGCCACCAACGCTATCTATTAAACAGCGCCTTTGATCATCTACTTTTTCTAAAGCCTTCATAAGTTGCCTTGTAGTCATTTGGCTTGCGTCAATTTTGTTCTTCATTTTATTGATTTTAAATTATAATGATAGAAATGTATTCACTGATTCATGTGAATATTTTTTTGAAAAATGCTCTTTTCTGAATTTATTGCCTGAAGTATTTAACCACTTACCAAATTCAACTATTCTCTTAGCTGATTTGATTGGTGCTAATACATCTGCAGATAGTTCCTTATTAGAAGATAATTTTGCTTTTCTAGCTTCTGATTCTCTATCAGACTTTACTTCTTGATTTAAAAAGAACGATTTCCATTGTCTTTCTAAACCCTTGTCTCCAGCTAATATCGCTCTGACTATCTTGTTGTTGTATTCCATGCGCTGCTCTGCTACTACCATTCCAATAGTAGCAACATCATAGTCATGTAATGTCTCAATTTTTAGAAACTTTGAGTAAGCTACTTTAGCGTTTTTAATTTGTGAATCTGTGTAAGTCATAATATGTATGCAATTTAATAACACAAATATAATATAATATATTTACATTTCACCACTTTTAGTAAATTATTTTATATTTATTTTTAAAATAACTTGCTACCTAACTTAACAAGCCTATAATTCTTCAGTAATTCCGTCCTTGCATCACATCCAAAAGCATTTACATACATTCTCATAATGTTCCGAATCCAATGCACGTGTCTAACACTTTCCAACATTGCCCTTGCTTTCTTATCCCCAATTCTTGGCACCCCCTTAATATTATCAGTAGCATCTCCGACCATCATTTGATAAGCTAACATATACTTACTATCATACTTAGATGTATTGCTTAACCCTCTATAAGTACTTGTACCATCACTATTATTTACCTTAAAAAAGTCAAAGTGTAACCCTTCGATCTGTTTTAAATCCTTATCAACACTTAGAATTACATAATCAATTTTATCAACTTGTAATATTAGTGCACGATCTGCAATAAGATCATCTGCTTCATAATAATCGCTAAACTTTGCAGTGCTATTATCTTTCATTTCAGTTCTAAGTGCACGTACATAGTTATTTGGCTTCCTACCAGCCTTGTATTCGCTGTAAATCTTTTTTCGGATACATTTACTGTTGACGGTTATATAAACCTCGTATGTATCAATTAAAATGCCTGTTTCCTCAATTTCATTTAATATGCCTAATAACATTTGAGTTAACCGATCCTTTGATTTTTCTTTTACCCGATCCATGAATAAAGCCTTATTATTACCATGCTTTGATATAAATTGCTTTATTTGTTGTATGTCATAGATTTTATAAACAGCCTTGTAGATAAGGCTGTCTAGGTCTACTAATGCAATGTAACCTTTAGATCCCATTACATTTGTGATTGAATGATTTCTTTTTGATAGCTAAAATCTGCCATAAGATCTAAATTTAATCCTATTGCCTTATTGGAATTAAAAAGCGTTGTTAATTCCTTAATACTTTTACACTCTTTTATCTTAGTCTTAATTTCTTTTACATCTAGTTCTTTTACATGTTCCTTTTCTGGCTTTAACTCATCTGCATCTTGATTATCGTCAATAAGAAATAAACCACCTAATGCGTATTTTCGAGCGTAACTTGATGCTGTACCGTACATTTGAGGAACTGACATACCTTTCATATTGTAATCAATCCCAGCGAGTCCAGTTACCTCAATTGAATCTTTGCCATTTGATAATATTACAGTTGCTTTCATTACATGCATTGCACCTAATTCAATTAAATCGTCTTTAATTATTATATGACATTTATACTTTAACAAAATGGGTTTAACTGATTCTAAGATTTGCTCAACTGAGCGGTATTTAAATTTGCCAAATGCATTATAATTGCCTTTTGGGCATTTAAGTTCTGATTGTATTAATATTAATTGCTCCATTTATTTGTTGTTTGTATTTAAAAATTTTATTATTTATTGTTCGTTATAAAGTGATGGCGCAGAATCACAACTGCATACGATGACTTTTAATTTCTTGCCATCACTAATGTAACAAACAACTAATTTATTTTCTTTATAGCCTTGGTTATTTCATCAAATTTAGCATAGTTAATATAATACCTTTGGTACTTCCCTTCCCTAACACAATAGACTAGATCATAAGACCTTAATTGAGATAGGTACTTACTGATAAAACATTGAGGCATATCCCGCAACTTTATTAATATTTGCGTTACATTCGCCCCCTCTTTTGGGATAAATGCTATTATTCTTTTTACCGATTTACGGCTTGAGAATAATAGCATGTTATAAGAATGTTTTAATTTTTCTTTGTTGATTTTTTTATTCATGTTTTTGTTGTTTTATAATTTAAAAAATTGCGCTTAACGTTATCGCCCAACTTGGCTTTTAATTAGCTTTTGTAAATTTATAATAAAATGATGTTCCTAAATAAGCTGTAGCTATATTGCTTTCAACTTGATATTTTGGAGCATATCTAAACCCATCCCATAGATTTATAATTGCATTTACACTATCTAATTTTCTAAATGACATATCACTATCCATATCTTTTTCGAATACAGTAATAGTGCCATTTAAAATAGCTTTTTTTAGTTGTAGTTTTGTTTTTGGTGCCTCAGATACTTTTAAGTAATTTCCCATTTATAAAATATTTAAGTTGTTTAATTAATAACACAAATATATTATAATATATATTAACAAACAAACTTTTAGCTAATTATTTTATACTTTACTTAAAAATAATTATTTTTTGCCTTATTTTGCAATGAAAATAAATAAATGGCAGTAAAGAAAATAGAATTACACAAATGTATACAATGTAAACACATGCATGTAGCGAAATACAAATTATACACCTCCGCAAATGTATTTTGTTCTGAAAAGTGTATTATGACTTATTTTCCAAATACACCAAAGATAAATTACAATAATTTTAAGATCAAATCTTAATTACACCTACACGTAGTAATACTAGTACAAGTATTTGTTATCGTATTTGGTTTAGTGCCATCTGGACATTTTTTGTAACTAGCATTATTTACTAATCTGCTATTATAAACAGGATTTACCGTTGTTTGATTTACTAATGTTGCCACTTGTTGGCCATAAAACTCTATTCCAAAACCATCTGCAACCTTTGAAACATCTTCATACTCAATTCTAATAACATCTCCTGCATTTACGACATAATTAACAACATACCAAGTCCTAAAATTATTAACTGTATTAGGATCAGTAAGATCAAAAATATTAATACCATTAATACAAACCTTACCAATGTCATCTGCTCCAAAACCTATTGCCACAATTGAAGACAATCCACTTGGTATTGTAAATTCAACTACATTAGCTCCTATTATAGACTTAACAGCGCTTAAATTCATTCTATTATTAGCGACCCCGACTGTTAAGTGCCATGGGTTTTGAGGTGCTAAACTCGTTAATGTTGGGGATGTACTTGTTGTTATTGGCAATGTACTACCATTGAAAAACCTTGTACCTAGTATACCCCACGCTGTATTACTTATATGAGTGGTATCTATTGTAAAATTAATAGTTTGTACATTTGATGGAATTGTAAAATTATTTGTTACTGAATTAGAAATTACATCAGGGCAGCCTGCCTTACTTAATACAACTCTATATGTTTTTTGATAACCAGCTGTAATAGTCAAGCTAGTATTTTCTATGTTTACCCAATTGGGTGAATCAAACCTTTGAAATTGTGCACTAAACCCACTACATAACCCCGTTAATTGCATACCACAATTACCACTTTGAATTAACATTGGAGCCGGGCACGTGCAATCATTACATAATACCGTTTCAACGATACTACCCGCACACCCATCTGCATTCCTTACCGTTACATCATAGACCCCATTGGCAACGTTTGAAAACACATTACTACTCTGATAAACTGGGTTCGATCCTTGCAATTGTACCGAATATGTAAACCCCGCTCCAGTTGGAAAAACAGTTAAAGTAGAAGTACTTGTACCACATACTTTGTTAACACTTATATTACTTGGGACTAATGAAACATTTATAGATATTGGCAAAGTAGTTACACAACCACTTGAATTAGTATAAGTGTATAAAACATTTGCAGTACCCGCAATATTGCCAGGAACTAAAACATAGAAACCCCCATTGTTTTGAACTACCGTTCCTGAAGGTGCACTTACTATTGTCCACACTCCTCCACTTGGGCTCGCTGTTAACAACCTAGTTACATTGTTACATAAAGGAACTAATGTAGTCGTATTCGTTAATACCGTTGCATTCGTAACCGTATAAACTGTTGATCGTGTACAATTATCAGGATTACTTACAATCACATCATATACCCCGTTGGCTACATTAGTAAATACATTACTGCTTTGGAAACTAGGTGCTGACCCTTGAGGTTGTAATGAATAAGTGTAACCTGCTCCTGTTGGTGAAATAGTTAATGTTGATGTTGTTGCACCACAAACTTGAGTAACAACCACGCTTGTAGGCTTTAGCACAATTGGGATTGATATTGGAAGCGTACTTACACATCCATTTGCATTCGTGTACGTGTACAATAAATTAGCCGTACCTGCATTCGCACCACTTATTAGCGAAGTTGTATTCCCTCCACCAAAGAAAAGAAAACTTCCTGTTGGTGCACTTACAACTGACCACGTACCGCCCGGTGGGTTAACTGTTAATACTCTTGGTGAATTAGTACACAAAGCTGTTAAATTAGTCGTATTTGCCAAAAGTGTAGGACTATTAACCGTAACAGTTGCATTAGCACTCGCAAAGCAATTATTAGTACTCGTTCCCGTTACTGTATAATTAGTCGTTATCGTTGGACTTACTGTTTTTGCAGATCCTGATCCTAACCCATTATCCCATGAATAAGTATTTGCACCACTTGCCATTAGGGTGGTTGATTCTCCTATACATATATCTAAATCTCCCGATATAACAACATTTGGTTTTTCCAAAATTGTTAAATTAAAAATCTTTACTGACGGTTGGCATGGTGCACCATCAGGGTTATTTGAAGTAAATATAAATGTAGCAACCGACCCATCATCATCTACATTTGGGATGTATGTAAAAGTAAAAGGTGTGTTACTGAATGAGCTTGCATTTATAATTCCATTCCCAGTATGACTAACCGTCACCAATGTAGCACCACTAAAAGTATTACCACTTAAAGTAAATGTATTACCACTACAAATAGACCCGCTACTCGAAGCTAATGTAATGTTTGGATTTACATTGCAACCACAACTGGTTGTAATAGTACTTGTACTTTCACACCCCGTTGAATTTCTTATTACGACTACATGTGTGTTGTTATTCAAATTTGAGTAGCTTGTTGCACTTGTAAATGCGCTACCATTTAAACTATATGTATAAGGGCCACCCGTTGCAGGTGGTGTTATTGTAACAGTTGCCAATCCCGTCCCAGTACATGTAAATGATAATGTTGGTGCTATTGGTGCCGCTATTGCTGTTATTGTTTGTGTTGTTGTTCCCGTACATCCATTTGCGTCTGTATAAGTGTATAAAATTGTAATTGGCCCATCTCCATTTGCTGTTAATGTATTGCCAACGATTACAGCATTACCACTTTGAATACTAAATGTGCCCCCCGTTGGATTTCCTGTTAATGCACGTGTAAAACCTACACAAATATTAGCATTAGAGCTTGTAATGGTTGGTATTGGTAGAGGATTTACTGTTAATGTTCTTGTAGCTGTAGATGTACAAGTGTTCGAACCTGTTACAGTTACAGTGTATGTTCCCGCTGTCGAAATCGTAATAGATGGATTTATTCCTACCCCACCTGACCAATTATAAGTGCCACCACCCGATGCTGTAAACGTTGTACTTTGACCCGCACAAATTGTATTAAGCCCCGTTATTGCAGCCGTTGGCAATGACCTTACATCTAATGTATAATTTGTACTAGCTGCCACGCATGGGCTACCTAAAGGATTATTTGTTGTTACAGTTATTGTTACCATATTGCCAATATCTGCCGACGCTGGTGTGTATGTAAATGAAAAACTAGAACTTGAAGTACTTGTTATGTTTGTCGAACCCGCCCCGTTTTCTGTAATTGTTACTGATGTTGAACTTCCTCCAAAAGAACCGTTTATTGTAGCTGTATTCGTGCCACAAATAAAACCTGAACTTGGGCTTAATGTAA